CAACAGCCGCCGATACAACCTCATCCCGGTTCGTGGCCTTCGCTAAAGACTTAATAATGTAATCACCGCCCGAGTTGCGCCGAACGCCCTGCAATGTCGGTTGTGTCACGCCCACTTTCGAGCGCAGGTTACACAAGTAGCCTTGCTCAATCAGGTCCGTGACCTTAGCTTCGTAAACTATTTCGTTGAGGATATGGTCACGGTGGCAGATGTCACCGCAGCCCATGCGAAACGGGGTGGCCGTCCAGCCGACTACGCGAAGGTCTTGATTGAACCGCTGACAACCATGAATGAAAGTGCGGTATTTGCCTTCACCAGCGGGCGGAATCCTATGCGCCTCGTCCACGAAAATGAAATCGAAGGGCTGAAACTCCCCAGAACGCTTGAAGATAGAGTCAATCGACGCAAATAGAATCTGCGCATCATAGTCCTTCTGCTTCAAGCCGGCGGAGAAAATGCCAATATGCCCCTCTGGATATGCACGTTGTAGCTTCTCGGCATTTTGTTGCACGAGTTCCTTTCTATGCGCTAGGATACACCCGCGCACCCACGGCGATTGCTCGGCCCATTGACGAATCTGCGCAGCCATAACCACCGACTTCCCGGCGCCCGTCGGCAAGACGACACAGGGATTGGTGCGCTTTTCGCATACATGCGCGTGGAGCGCGTCGATAGTCTCCTGCTGGTATTGGCGAAGTGTGAAAGTCATTCGTTCCACCAATCGGCACGACTACGATTCCCTACGGGCATAGTTCCGCCATTCCTCTTAATACGAATACCGCGACTCGCCATGAGTTCACGGCGAAATCTTGCCTCTGGACCATTGAGAGTCTTTGTTTTTCTACCCATCCCCCGACTAACCTTGGCGGCAGAGGGGTATTCGCTCAGGGCGACCAGGACATTGAACGCAATTAGCATCCTACGCTTCTTATTGACAGTCATTCCTTCCCCTCCCGTATCTCTGCTTTGCCAGTCGGCGGAAACACCAGCGCGACGCGCCCGCCGTCGTACTCGGCGCCGCGGCAGTCGGGTGCTTGCGTTGTGGCAATTGGCGTCAACTCGTCAAGCCTCTCGTGGTATGCGTCTTGCCACGCATCGCAAAGCGCAGTGACGCGACCCTCCCACACGATCCGCGAGTCTTCGCGCGGATAGCGGGCCTGCAAGTCCGTCGATACACTCACGGCTGTTGCGCCAAACAAGTCTTTAGCGCCAGTAATCATCTGGTTACGAAGGTCGGAGCGCGCGAGTTTCATAAGCTCCTCGGTGGAATATGCGCCCTCCTGTTGGCCGTGCTTCCACCGATAGCCATCCTCTTCCTGAAACTCAATGAACTCCCCTCCGCCGCCTGGCCGGCTATAATCCACGGGCTCGGCGAACGTTACGAGCCCCGGTAAGAGAAGGTGGTCGCCACACGCTCGCTCCTGGTCGGTAGGCGCGAGGCTTCTCCTGTGCTTCTCGCACACCCACCGGGCCTGGCCGTCCATCTTCGGCGTTGCGTGACAGCACTGGCGGCAAGAGATCATCGGGAGCGGTACGGCCTGGCCTTCGACGCCCCAACAAGTATCGTGCGCATCGCACCATCGGCACTCATAGTAGTTGGGGCGATTGGCGATTCTTTCAGGTGGCTCCGTCGCGTTAATTATTCGTTCGGCGCGTTGCATTAGCGCCTCGGCGGCTTCTTTGTCATATCGCACGCGCTCTGAATACAGGTCGTCGTTGTCTTTGTTGCGGGCCAAGTACACGCATCTAGTCAAGCCTGTCAGTAACATGTAGACTTGTGCCTGGGCCCAATGCTGCGGCTTCGATCTCTGCATACCTTCCTTGGTTAGCTCCCCAAACGACTTGGAGTTGTGGGTCTTGAACTCAAGGACATGCCAGGTCTTCGGGGCCTCGGGAACACCAATCGCGCAGCCGTCCATGTGGCCCGAGAAATGGCCGCCAAGCGCCGTAACCTCGAATTGCTCGTCGGTGCCGGGGTCTACTTCGTGGACGGTACAGCCTATCGCGCGAAGCTCTTTGACAAAGCGAGCTTCCTCCAAGTCACCCGTCTCAAAGAGACGGTACATGCGACCGGAGAAGTTGCGCTTCACGCATTGCCGAAAGGTGTACCAGAGGTAACGCTCGCACGAGTGGCCTATGATTGAGGCACCTAAGTAGCCCCGGGCAGGCTCGGCGTCGCCGCGCTTCTTGTGGTAATCGAAAATCGCGGCAACGGTCTTGGATTGCGTCGGCAAATGCTGTGCTATGTCGCTCATTGGGCCGACTCTTTGCGGATTTTCATGCCTGGCCTGAGTCTGATACACGACCGACACACAAGGCCAGTGGAGGGATTGGTGTAGAGCGCCGACGCGCAGAGTTTAGATCGCTGTCGGCCGCAGATGTAGCAGCGGCCTTGCTGGCGCTGAAGCATCAGGTTATAGGCGTCTAAGGTAATACCAGCTTGCGCGCGCAACTTCCGGTCACGCTGCTTGCGAAGTGTCTGTGGCGTGGCATTGCTGCGTCGGGATTGCAGGCTCGCCTTACAGATGCACGAGTGACAAGCCAAGCCACCGAGTTGACCCATGAATCGTGAAGCTCGTAGCTTAGCGGGTTCGCCGTAACGCTCGTCGCGCGGCTTGGCCTCCCGCCCGCAACAAGCGCAGCGTCCATGCTGCGCTTGTTGCAAAGCATCGCGTTCCGTCGCGCTTAATCCGTAAGTCGTGCGCAAACGCCAGTCCTCGATGAGTGCCCGCTTCTTGATGCGCCGACGAATGGCCCCCTCGGCTTTCTTGAGAGCCTCAGCGCGGCGCCGTTCAATTTCGCGCTGGTTTGCGAGATGCGCAGCCTTATTGGGGCACGAATAATTCTTGGGCTTGAGTATAATGCGATTCGCTCTCACTTGGGCACTTTCACAGTGATCGCAACTTTTTTCGGTTTGACTTCGACGTGCTGAGCGAGCAACGAGAATACGTCGGGATACCGCTCTCGATACCATTCGTACCCTGCAACGTCTAGCTCATGCGTAGTCTTCGACTTGATTGGCGGTGGGTATTCGCAGCACTTGGCCGCACATGCGCAAATAGCCTCCACGTCGGCCTTGTAAGACAGGTCGCGCTTAACGGTGAGTTTATAGCCACCCGAGAGAGAAACTGTTTGTTGCCCCCGCTCTTCGGTTGGAACGAGATCAGCAATCTGTTCCTCTATTGCAATACGGCGCTTGCGCGCAATATCCTCCTCGGCTTTGGCGTCTAGCAAGTCGCCCGCGAGGCTATCTAGCCGGCGCAGCGCGAGATCGGTCAAAACGAATTGGGACATAACATCCTCTCGTGTAAAGAACCCCAGCGGCGGCGCGGGCACCCCCATTAGAAAGCCCGCGCCGCCGCTTCGGACAACCCCACCCCTACCCTAGCGCGCCCAGGGAGGCTTCGATGCGCCGGCCGGCGGCGCCTGCTGCGCGGGCATGGCTTGTTGCATGGGATACTGTGGCGCGGCTTGCTGCGGCGGTTGCGCGACTGGAGGCTGAACTGACGGCGCTTGCGCAGTGGCATACGGCGGTTGAAATGACTGCTGAACCGACGGCGCATCCTCAAAAGGCGTGTACGTGCGTATCTCGTTCTGGTCGTCCTTGACCTTAACCGAGGCCACGCAAGCCTTGTTGAGAAGCTGACTACTATCGGCAATTGCCGCCAGGCCGACAGCCTGCCCGAGCGCCGCAAGTTGTCGTAGCCCGATTTCCACGCATTGCGTACTCGGATTCTGGATGTTGATTCGATCCCAGAGCTTGCGATTCTTGGCAGGGCCGTCCAGGACCACCATTTGTGTTTCCAGGTAGTGGCCGGTCCCGGCCTTGGTCTGCTTGACTTCGGCTTTCTCGATCAACACAGGGTATTTGCCCGGAGGCAGTACGTCGAAGTCCGATTGCGGCTCAACACTGTGGGTATCAAAGCCTTGACCGAAGAGACTAGCGAGATCATTCATGTTTCGTTCTCCTGGGTGAAGTTGCGAAGTTACGGTCGGCGGTATCCGTTCATAAGGGCCCTGGCGGGGAATCGAACCCCGTTTTTCTATCCAGGCAGCGTGATCTTGCATTGCAGCAAGAAAATTGCCTTCCAGGGCCATGACTAAACAGAGGCCGCCGCGACGGCATCCATTGCGGCTTCCCACGACAACGGAAGCTCGTAGGGCAAGCGGCCATAGACTCCGCGACCCCCGCCGGGATGCGACGCTCGCTTCTGTGTGTAAAGGAATCGCTCGCCAGCCGCCACGTCAACAGCGCGCTTGGATTCCTTGCCAAAGCCGGCGTCCTCTTTGCGTACAACGGCCTTTGATTTTGCAAACCAGATCACGTCAGCCCAGCGGAATAGCAGTGCTGATACCTTGTCGTGAACGTCAAACTGGTAAGTGTCGTAGCTCCCGTCAATCGGGTCGTCGTGGCGCTTGACTTTTACATGTCCGATTAGGATAGAAGCCATTCCGCGATCGTTGCGCAGCGCATCGAGCGCTTGCGTGATTGTGCGCCAGACATTTGCGGATTCCGTATACCCCTTAGCGTACCCGCCGCCGACCTTCTCGATGCTATCGACCTTGGCTGCCTGGCATACATGCTGCCAAATGACCGGCTCCAGGGCCGAGGCGGAATCGAGAACCACCGTGCGGTGCTCGTGCTGCTGCGAATACAAGGCGTAGAGCCAGCCAGTCACGTCCTCTAGTGTGTTGCACACCGGGGCGACGGTGGCTCGGGCCTGGATACCGGGGTCGTCGCAACCCTCTTCGCCCTTGATGGGCAGTATAATCGGCGCATCGGAGCAGGCGGCGAAGGTGGTTTTGCCGATTTTCTCGACACCGAGAAGCACGATACGTGGTGGGCGAAGCTGGTTGCTTGGCTGAATGGCAGATAGATCAAAGGCCATAGCTGATCTCCTGTTGAGGTGTGTAAACGCGCCGGCTACGGCACAAGTCTGATGGTCAGCTTGACTTCGTTGTCGTCATCCTCGTAGTAATTGCCGAACGCGAGTTCCTCAATAATGTCTGCGAGAAAGTTCGCGGCGTCATACCGAGCTTCGTTCATCATGCCGTCTACCCACATCGGCGAAAGTAGCTCGCCGACAGTCCCGATTGCGGCCTCTTCGCCTGCTGCGGTTTCCATAAATACCTTACGATTCATTGCGCTTGCTCCATTTAAGATGTGCCTTTCGGCGCGCCATTCTCTCGCGGCCGGGAAGATGGTGAACAACTGTCTTCGTTCGAGATTCAATGAGTGCAACCAAGTCACTCTCGCGGATGCGCCGCCGAGGTCTAGTGGCCGGTTGGGTCAGCGTCATGTCCACGTATGGCAGTACGCCATACTGAATGAGCCGCTGTATGGCCCGAGGCTTGACTGCCAATCGCTCGGCTGCTTCGGGGATGGTGAGTAACTGCATTGCTTGCCTCGACTGTATACCCCTAGTGTAATTGAGTATGCGGCCCGGAGCGGGCCGAAATTGGCCCATTTAGTCATCCCACTCAAAAGAAACTCGGCTTCTGTGTGACACTAGCTCGCATGGCAGGCCACACTCTAAGAGGCGCATGTTCGCTTTGGAACATGCGCGCCGAATGGCGTCATCGCTAGTACGCTCGCCCCAGACCTGATCCTGCAATGCCTCGTAGCTCACGCGCCCATGCGTGTAAACGTACTGGAGTAGTCGGTACTGAGTGGGCGAGAGGCGTGCGCTGCGATCTTGGCAATGCACCGTGGCGGTATCATCGCAAAACCGCACGCTTGCCTTTCGGCGTTGCCGAGCCTCACACAGACACCCCGCAGGCAAGTCAAGTTCTAGGAGCCCATCTTCGCGGCGTACCGCCTTTTGGATGGCGACGACTAGCTCCTGGTCTGTCAGCGCAAATAGCATCAGCACGCAATGGGAGAAGAGACGGGAAAGAGGGGAGAATGACACTGATTACTTAGCGTCAGCGCAGGCCATTTCGCCACCGCAAGCACAGGTGGGCGGCCCCACGTCCTCTAGCCACTTCCTTGTCATGCGCACGATACACCCGCAGTCCTGGCACTCGACCTTTAACATACGAGTGCCCTGTTTCTTCGGTGCGTTGCTGCCAGTGAGTTCAGCATGAGGGTAGGGGCCGAGGGCGCTGGCTATTTGTTGCAGCCGTTCCGTCAACTCTTCGCCGGCATTAGTTGCCGTCATCTTGCCTTCTGGGCCAATATCCAAAGCCAGTGCCCGAAAGGCTCCGCGGTGCTTGCACTCCAAGCCCACGACACAATGCACAAGCTCATGCACGAGTGTTGCAGCAACTTCGATAGGGTCGCGTAGCGCGGGCGAAATGAAAATCTCGAAAGTATCGTCTGCGCTGCACTTACTTGACCACGCTTCGCCAATGCGCCTCTTCTTGGTTGCTAAGGCTCCTTTAGACGGCCATGAGCACGATACGCGCACCCTTTCTGGTACTGACCTTCCTAGCATTGCGAAATTGTGGCACAGGTGCCGCATACATTCTGTCAACCATGCTTCTCTGTTCACTGGTGCTACTCCTGGGGTTATTCCACAAACATAAGGTCGCCAAACTCTACCGGGCCAAGTTGGCGCACTTGCTTAGCGGACAAGCCGAGCTTGACAGCGCCACGATAGGCAAGTTCTGGATTGACGGCATGGACTGCGCAGAGGGTGTAGATTGTCATGGCAAGCCACGGCTTACCTTTCGCGTTTGCTGCGCCAACCTGGCGCGCACGATCAAGAGCCTGTTGGTACGTCACTGGTGTTACTCCGGGGTGAAAGGCTGACCTTCATTCTCGCACGTCATCCATAGTTTGCCTTTAGCAAGCCGGCGAAAGAAATTAGCCAAGCCGCGCATGTCACCGGCGGCCTCGGCCTTCGTGTCATAGGGTCCGTACTCCATTACGGTGTCTGGCACGCCGGTAATCCACCATGCGCCGTTGCGTTGCTCTAGGTCCACGGCGATTACTCCAGTTCGCGAATCACAAGATAGACAATCCCGAGGTCGCCTGGGTCGCTTGGGTCGCGGGAGTCGCGTTCAACGCGCAGCACTGGCGCTCCGGCGTTGTCACCATCTGTACCGGGGTCATCGAGAATTACCACTACCGGCGCGTTGGCAGGGAGGCAACCCAGTAGTCTCCATAATTCCTTAACGGTCACGCTTACCTCACGTTGCTAGAGTGCTTGCCTTTCGGCGTTACTGGACGATCCGGCGCGACCCCGTGCGCGACGGGGCCGGGCCGGGCCGTCCTTGGCCGGCGGGTGTTACCCTTTCGTCGTCAGATAGCCACGGATTGCGGCACTGGCGTCCCGAATGACCTTGGCGTAGGTCTTGGACTCGCGGCCGGTCAGTTCCGCAAGCCGCTTTTCCGGGTCGCCGGTGGTCATTTCGGCGAGTGCTTGCCCGGCAAGCTCATACACCGGCCGGCGGGTCGCTTGCTTTGCGGCGCGGCGGGCGGCCTTGAGCTTGTCCTTAGCAGCTTGGACGGCCGCCTCCGCGTCCGCGACGGCCCGCTCTTCTACCGTCAACTCGCGTTCCGTCTCTGCGGTCTGGGGTTTCTTCGGTGGCATAGTTGCCTCCTCTGGGGTTGGTGATTGGCCTTTAGGTAGGCCGGCCTCATACGCTTCCCTGATACTGACTAAGCGCTCCCTCCATGCTGCGCGATGACACTCATAGGGTGTGCCGATAAATAACGCATCGGTAGCTTCGGCTTCCCAATTCAGTTCGCGCGCCATTAGCTGTGCAAGCCGTTCGGCCTGATTCAGCGACGGGCAGGACGCAATACCCGGCGGGAGCACGCTTAGGCCGCTGCCAATATGAGTCAGTCCCCATTCGCGTTTGTTCGGTTTGCCGGTGCGCGGGTCCAGCATGTTGTGTATAGCGAGCCCGGGCGTGACCAGATACGCGGGCATGGTGTACTTGCGCCCGCACGTAGTTTTAAGCGAAATAGTTACGCGCTTCACGATTTACTCCCTGTTTAAGTCCCACAACTCGCGGTAATTATCCAAGACAAGTCGCTGGCAACCCGGCGGCAGGTCGCCGAACGGAATCCGCATACCTAAGTGACACTTGCGGCCGTAGGCCGGGGGCCACTTGCCCTTCGGCGAATCAACTTGCTCTCGGCTTGAGCCGTGCTGCCCAAAGCCCTGCGGATGGAACGGCGCAGCGTTCATTGCCAGATACGCAAACTCTCCGCCGGTTTTGTGGCGGTAGTTACCGGTGTAGACCACGGTGTAGCGGTCAATAGTTTCCCCGCCATTGTCGTAACAGCGAATCCAGTGGGGCACGCCGTTCGGCATAAGCCGTTCGCGGCGCTCTTGCTCACGTTTCGTCATGTTGCTAACTCCAAGGTGCTAGGGTGGACAAGCCGCCGGGCGACCGTCTTGCGACAGAAGCCGGGCGGGCCGTCCATTGCCCGGCGCGTTTACACGCGCCAGTTCTGGCTTGCCATGTTCCGGCGCCACTCGTCGCGCCACTGGTCGCGGGTCAAGATTCGCCGATACCACGTTTCGCGCACCCCTTCGCTAGATACCACGGTTCCGAAGTGCTGCGCGGATACACCGGGTTCGGTATCCTCCGGCTTGCCGGTCACTGTGTAGCCGGCGGCTTCAAGTTGTGCCGTCACGTCGCGTGCCATTTCTTCGCGAACGTACTTCTCGGCGTATTCGGAGTCGTCGATTCCCCATACTGAGGCGCTGTATTCTTCGCCACCGATAGCGAAGTTGCACCGCACGCCGTACCATTCCCAGCCGTTCTCATACCAGTTGCATAGGGTTCGCAAAGTGCGGCGGCGTTCTGCCGCGACGGCTTCCATTGCCACTTGCTTTGTGGCACCGCTGTTGCGTAGGTACTGGTAAATGCCGTAATCCTCGTCGGTGGGGAGCGTGATAATGATGCGCTCGCGGTCCCAATCGCACCATACGCAACCTTGCATCTTGCGGGTGTCGGGGCAAGTATCAGGCCGATAGCGGTGCTCTTCGATTGTCTCGTGCTCGAATCCGTCGCACGATTCCCACGGTGGCTCGCCGTGGTCATCGGGCACAACCGTTGTGGCGGCAAGTATGTCGTCGAAATTGACGACGGCGGGGTGTGTTTCGACGACAATCATCGTGTCGTCATGTCTGACTGTACTTTGCATGGTGATTGCTCCGAGGTGGTGGTTCTTAGACAGTACGGGTTACTTACCTTTTGGCGTTACTAGGGGTTGCGGGATAGGCCGTCGGGCGCCACTCGCGACAAGAGGCGCCGGGCGGGCTATCCCTGCCCGGGGCGTTGCTATTCCAAGTACAATTGGCCGTCGTCGCCCACGTACACGTAGCACTCTCCGAAGTGCTTAGCAGCTTCGGTCAATCGGTCGCCCACGTCGCCTAGCTCGCGGTCCCAAAAGCCGGCGCCGTGCCCGTTGCGCGTAAGCCAAAAGCCATGTCCGGCCATTGCCATATCGGTATAATGCGGGTGCGAATAATCCGCTTCGCCAAGCGCTTCCCCATTGTCCTCTTGGAAGCGCCGGCAATCGTCGATTGCCTTTTCCAGCGCTTCCGGGGCGAAGTCTGTCAAGTCGAAATTGCGGTCAAGGGGTTCGCCCCCTTGCGGGGTGGAGTTGTCTGTTTCCGCCCACAACGCACACTCCAAGTACGCGCGGGTAAAGTCGTCTAGCTTACGCGCCACGGCGTTAAGCGCTTTCACTTGCTGGTACGTCATAGGGTGTTACTCCAAGGGGCGTTACTTACCTTTTGGCGTTACTAGGGGTTGCGGGATAAGCCACCCGGCGCCCGTTGCGGAACGGGCGCCGGGTGGGCAATCCATGCCCGGCGCGGGTGCTAGATCGGTTGCGGTTCGCCCCGTAACGCGGGGTGATCGGGGAATCGGCTTGCGATATGATCGGTAAGGCAAGCGCTAAACTCATTAGAGCAGCACTCTTGATCCCAGCGCCCTCCGTCGATGCACAGGTCAATCAAGTCGCCATTGCCGTCGAATTGCGCGAACATGCGCCGGCCCCGTAATTCCGAACACGGCCAAGCGGCGCCGGGCCGGGTGGCCCAAGCGTGGGTGTCTTCGGCAGATAGCCGCACGTTTAGCACGTCGCCGGGGAGTTGCTTGATTTGCATAGGGTGTGCTCCGTGGTATTGCGTTCCAGGTTGTGGGGCACTTGCCTTTCGGCGCTGTTATGCTCGATAGGCTTGCTGGCAATCGTCCGAGCAACACTTTTGCCAGGGTGATTCTGGGGTGAATAACGCGCCACACCATCGGCACTGACGGCCCTCAGTGCGCCACTTGGTAGGGCAACCTAATTCGTGGCACACCACGCCATTGATAACCAGCGCGTCACAAGATTCGCAGAGCATGGACTTACCTTTCAATGTTGCTAGGGGATTGCCTGCCTTTTGGCATTGCTAGTCGCGCACTCCGCAAGCACGAAGAAAGCGCTCGCGGTCAAATCGGGAGTTGAATTGCCGGCACACGTTAGCAACGAGGCTCGCAACTCGCTCACGTTCTGTGCGATCGTCGATGTTTGCGATTGCATCGGCAAAAGCGCGGAAATGTTTTTTCGTCATAGGGTGTTGCTCCAAGGGGTTACAGAGTTAGTGGATAGGCCGCTAGGCGCCACTCGCGAAAGTGAAGCCTAGCGGGCTATCCATGCCCGGGGGGTGTTGCGATGGGCAATGCTCCGTTCTAGGGGGTGGGGGTGGGGATTGGTGGTTATTGCGTTGCGGGTTAGAATCGGTTGCGACTCCAACCGCGAATAATGAGGGGCAAGCGCCGCGCGGTCGCGCTAATCAGCGCTTCGGTTTCGGGAGTAACCCGGTAGCTTTCCAATTGCGCGGCGCAGCGCGCTTGATCGGTTGCCCCTTCTTCGGATTCTGCAATAACGTGATAGGTTTCCGTACCCCACGGGGTTGTTAGCACAACCCCGTAAAGCGCTAGCGCTTGCTGCGCCCCTTCCCAGTCGCGCGACAGCGCGGTTTGGTAATCGTCGTTTTCGACGATATTCAGTGTTGCCAGTGTTCGCATTAGCTTACCTTTCGGCGTTGCGGGCTGGGTAGGGTAAACCACTCTTGACCACTCGCTAGGGAAGTGGGCAAGGGTGGGCAATCGTGCCCGGGGTGGGGTTAATCGACGGTGTTGTATCGAATTGAAACGTGGTAATACAATTCGCGGTCAGAGTCCGATTCCGGTTGCGGGCAGAGCGCGTAGACACTTGGAGTTGTCGGGAAAGCTTCCCAACCCTCATCAGCCAAAATGCGCTTCTCCAAAACTTCAGCATCAACACAATCCATTGCAATCTGATCTAGGCAATCGTCGATTGCTTCCGCGGGATTGTCGCCAATCCCGGTCACGACATGGCGGTATGACGTGTAAGCCGTACCACACCCTTGAAAGTACTGGGGATGCTCGATACCGTGGTCAATCAATTCGTAATCGGTTACGCGCTGCATTGTGTGTGCCTTATGTTAGGGGTGTTGCGGGTTGCTAGGTCACTTGCCGATGTTCGCGAAGAAACGGATAGCGCTTTCCGTATCCTCATAAGTTGCGGGCCGAAGTTGGCAAGCGCGTGGGGCGCAGATAGTCCCATCGACTCGGCGCACCCATGACCACTTCCCTGTTATACGCTCTAGCTGCCCTGCCATTGTGTGGCCGTCCTGCATTGTCCAAGCTACGTTGTCGCCGATCTGCATTGCGTGTCCTCTTGTGTTGCGAGTTGCGGGTCAAAGGTACACGATACGGGCAGTCTGACCGCTTGCGGTAATCATGGCCGGTCGATGACCGGCTTTCGTAAGCGCGTTCCACAATTCGCCGATGGTTGCTGGGCGGGGAAGGCGGTAGGCGCCTTCTTGGTGCTCGCGGTTCTCGATCACTATCCGGGTTACGTGGTTCATTGTTCCTCCTAGGTCAGGGTTGCGGGTTGCCTGTGTTAGCATCTGACAGGTGCCCGGAAGTAAACTTGCGTACCGGACACCCCGATATACTCTGCGCCACGTTGCGCAATTTCGCGCCGCGCTTCGTCAAGTGTTGTGTATCGGCCGCAATGTGTGCCGATACTCGCGACATTGATGAGTACATAGGGATTGGCGCGCTGCCATTCTGTTGTATCTTGCGTGTTCACTATTGTCCCCTTTGTGTTGCGGGTTGCTAGGTCACTTATCAAGGTGTAGGAACGTGATTCTATCTAAGTATGCACTATGATTCAATGATAGTCAAGTATGATCCGATAATTTTTTTTGTAGTCCGATGATACAGTAGTATAATGTCAGGACAGTCACAGGGTATGGTTAGGTTGACGGCAGGGGCGCAGATGAGGTGTGGATGGGGCGTGGGAGCTAGTTCAGGTCGGCATCAGCATGGCTGCGCGACTGTCTCTTGCTGACCACAGCCCCCCCCTTGTACAACCCCACGGTTGTACAAGGAGGGGGGCTGTGGTCAGCAAGCGTAAGCGCAATAAGGACTTACGTGGGCATCGGTATGCTTATGCTAAATAAGATGGGGTACATCAGGGACAAGCCCGGATAGTCCGTTCGGGGGGCCCCAGCCGTCAAAATCGTTACCATCCCCCCGGGTTGCTTGCTCGGCCCGGTAATACTTACCCCTACCCTCTCCACATACCCACTGTGCAAAGAGCAGCGTGCCCACTGTGCAAAGAGCAGCGTGCCCACCGACCAAGAGCGAGTATCGGCTTTCCCAGTTACATACCCCTCAGGGACCTCAGAGGCCTCGCACACGGCCTTTAGCGCCCAGGGGCCCAATCACACCAGGGGCCCCACAGGAGGCCACAGGGCGCAAAGTTAGGGGCCTCTGAGAGGGCCGGCCACTGGCTAGCCGACCAGTCAGCGGGCCACAGCAGCCAGGCCGAGCGCAATCAGGAGGATGGCCCAGATGGCGCACGACGAAATCAGATTGTCGAGCAAAGGGCGATCCACTAGATCGGCCCCCCATCGCAGGGGCGTCAACTGTCACTAAGTGTCCGATGGACACCGGATTCTGCAAAACGAGATCAGGGGGCCTTATACCCCCCGTTGCTCTAAATATAAGGGAAATAAGAAGTTAATTACTCTCTCTATATATCTCTCTCTATCTCTCTCTATCCCTCCCTTTACTCCGTCCGTCAAGGTGTCAAGTCCCCCTATTTCTTAGATCGTAAATAGGGGAACTTCCACCCTTCCGTTTTCTTTCTTCTAAAGCGCTGACATGACACCGCGCGTCAAACCGTAAAGTGATACATTGAAAGTCCTTGCCGTTCATGGACTTAGGACGATAAAAATGCCATTTGACACCGCCTTGACACCAGCCTAACCGTCACGATCTGTCAAAGTCTCAGAGAGAGATTTTGACAGCCCCACCTGCGACATCGTTATGCCCCCTGTGCGCAGGGTGGGGGGGGTATATTCACACTAATCTGCCTCCGTGACATCCACCACGAGTCTTTGGCCGGCAACCAAAGGCAACGCACGTAAGGAGCCCCATCGGCGCTGTGGGTCACTGTCCCTTTGTGTAATTGCACTGGTGTCGCGTTCCCTACAGACTCGCCAATCATAATAGAGTCTGAAACGATGAATGTTCAGCTATCCTTAGCCACATAAGAACAGGAGATTGCAGCTTCCATGATATGTATGATCGAAGGATGCCAGGGCGAGGCAGTAGGTAGGGGGTTGTGTCCGACGTGCTATCAAGCAGCGCATCGGCGCGTCAAGAGAAAAGTAGTCACTTGGGATCAGCTAGTCAAGGCTGGACTAGCGAGGCAGGCAACGCATAGTGGCCGTGGGGCTCTCTCGCCGTTTGCCCTGGCGCTGGAGAAGAAGCTTGGCGCCAAGGCGCCAGGGTCGCCGCACGAGCAGCCGGTGGCCCGGCAAACGCCCGTGCCCGTCGAATCACTGTCTGCCGAGCCTCTGCCCCTAGTGCCCCCTGAGCCTCCGGCGCCCATCCCCTCCGAGGAGCCCTATCGACGATGGGCTCCGCCGAAGCCCGGTGACGAGGAGGCGTTTTGAGCGAAAGGAAACTAACAAATGAACAGCGGGATGAACTACTCCAGCGGTATCACGCAGGCGATTCGCTGGAGGAGATCGCTGCCGATTATGGGATTACTGCGAAGTATGCCGGCAAGTATGCGCGGAGTTTCGGAGTAAAGCGTGCGAAGCCAATAAAACAAACCGGCAGCGGTATCAATGCGTTCGCAAAGCGGGCGCGCTCCATCCTGTGGCGCCAGGATCACTCCAGGGAAAAGCCGACCTACGATAAGTGGGAGGCGCGTGTCCGGGAACTCCAGGAGCAGTCGGAGTGCTCGAAATCCCAGGCTATCGTGCGCGCCTCCAAGGAGTTTCCGTGCCTGACCCGGCTTTTTAAGGAATACGACGTGCGTGACTTCGACCCTAATCCCGAGAGCCATCCAGAGATCAAGCATTACGGCGATAAGCCAACACTCCAACAGGGCGTGTTCTGCGAAGGGATCGAGCAAAGCTACAAGGACTCGTTACGCTGGGCGATCCAGGCAGCCGGTGCCTATCTGCGTACCGGCAAGTCCCCTAAGACCTGCCCATGTGACGCGGCGTGGTATCTCTACCGCCAGGCCATCGAGGAGCCGCGGGATTTCATGGGGCGCATCAGCCAGATCGAAGCAAAGGGCGATCCAGAAGAGGCAGACCGGCGGAGCATGCGCAAGAAAAGCGCGCGCTCCATTTCCGAAATCGACGCCTATTTAGATGAGATCGACAAGGAGACTGGCTATGGCAATCAGGCGGACGAACTTCTGGAACAAGAGACCAAAGAGCCGTAAGGAGACAGGCAAGAAACCCAGGCTCGTTTCCGTATGCGACTATTGCGGCAAGAAGCTCGTAGTGTCGCACGAACGCACTTACATATCTGCGATTGCTTCAATGATCGATGACAACCCGGCGCGAAAGATCAACAGCGAGTGGCGGTTTTTCTGTAGCAAGAAATGCCTAGAGAGGTATGCGCATGGTGAAGTGGCTCCTGCGAAAGATCAGCGCGATACTTGAAGTATTCGAGGGCTTCGTGTTTGTTGTGTTCTTCCTGGCAATCCTGTGGGCCGTGCTCAACGGTCTGGTTCATTTCTGATTCAACACCCGAGGAAAATTGGAATGAAAGTCAAGCAACGAATCCTACGGCTGGAACGAAGGCTCAACGTGTACCGCAAGGATGCGCGCGAAGATTCCTGCGCGGTCTTTTGGTCGCTCCGGGTACTGATTGGTATTACGCTCGTCATTGCGATTCTGTTTGGTGGTATTGCTTCTGGTGCTGAGATTGATCCGTGGGAGTTACAACAAAACACCGTAGTTCTTACTGACGGCAGCGGCCACGGGTCCGGTGTTCTTTGGACACGAGAAGACGACGGTAAGCGAACCACGTTCATCTGGACGGCCGCTCATGTCGCTGACATGTGGATGCGCCCCGATGGCTCGTTCCGTGAAGTCGATGTCTTGCAAGGCGGGAAGCACGCACGGGCCAGGGTTCTTCGCTGTGGCGATTATGAAGTGGACACGGATTGCGCCGTCTTGGAAATCATCGCAGGGAACATGGAGGGAACGGCGCACTTTTATCGTGCGTTCAAGCATGTAAAGCCAGGTCAGCGCATTGTACATTGCGGAACCCCGCTGAACATTGGATGGAATGAGCGCCTCGTGTCCTACGGCCGCTTCTCGTACATCGACCGACTGTGCGAAGGTCGCCCTCTAACGAAACCGCGAAAGCTCGATCAGGTTGACTTGACGGCATACCCTGGATGCTCCGGCGGCCCTGTGGTCGATCTTGAGGACGGCGGGATCGTGGGTCTGGTGATTCTCGGCTCGCGGCCCGGTATCCATTGCATCGAGCCGACGCGGTATATCTACGAATGGTGCAAGACTCACGATTGCCTCTGGGCCTTCGATCCTGAGGTATCTATACCACGGGATCGTTTTGCGTGGCCCGGTGACGTGATGCGCCGCCCGGATGCGTGGCAGTACCGCGATGCCGACCAGCGATGGGGCGACCCGGCTCCTGAACCTGAACCGGAACCTGCGCCCGAACCAAAACCAAGGTTGGTGCCGCCTACCGACGCTGCTACCGAGCCCGAGTTGCCATGCGTGGTGAGAGGTCAGGCCGCGTGAAGGTCTCTGCGCGATTCAATGAGCGTATCCCCAAAGACCTGCGAGCCAATCTGGCGTGGCGTCGCAAGGTCCATGAGCGCGTGGCCGAAGACCCGGATTACGCTCAAGTCATGGTGGACGCTTGCGCGCAAGACCCACTCTTCTTCTTGAACGGCTTTGGCTACACCTACGACCCGCGGCGAAAGCCATTCTCGAAATTACCGTTCATCCTCTACCCGTTTCAGGAAGAGGCGCTCCTTGAAATCATATCCGCTATCGGGGACCACGATTTATACATAGAGAAGAGCCGCGACACTGGCGCATCCTGGCTGAATATCTCGGCAATGACATGGGCCTGGCAATTCAAGCGAGGCATGTCATTCCTTTGGGGTTCTCGTGTAGAGGACTACGTTGACAAGCCAGGGAACTCTAAGGCGCTATTCTGGAAGTTCGATTTCCTCTTCAATAATCTGCCGACGTGGTTAAGGCCCGTCGGGTGGCAGCCGTCCAAGCACCGCCTGCGGATGCACGTCGAGAATCCCGAGACGGGTTCTCTGATCGACGGCGAGAGCACGACGGAAAACTTCGCTCGCGGCGACCGTCGTACCGCGATCTTGCTCGACGAGTTTGCGGCTGTCGAGATCGGCCACTGCATCCTCTCGGCCACTCGTGACGTAACTGATTGCCGGTTGTTCAACTCCACGCCGCGCGGGACGAACAACGCTTTCTACGATATACGGCAAACCCGGATCAAGAAGCTCCGCCTTCACTGGTCGGACCATCCGATTAAGGCCAGTGGTCTTTATACTACAGGTGAAGACGGCACTCTCAAGGTGCTCGATAAGTACGGCTACCCAGATGGTTACGAGCCTATCTTAGACGGCAAGCTCCGGTCTCCTTGGTACGACCTGCAATGCGAGCGCGCAGCCGGATTACAGGAGATAGCGCAAGAACTTGATATTGATTACCTGGGGTCAGGCTACCAATATTTCAAGCCTGATGCTGTTCAGGAGGCCATTCGCAAGTACGCCCGTCCACCTGTGCTCGTGGGCGATCTCGATTACGACTCAAAGACAGGCGAGCCGACGACCTTCCGCGAGAATCCGAATGGTAAGCTGCGGCTCTGGTTCTTCTTGGACAAGGACGGCAAGCCGCCGCTTGGGCATAAGTATTCCCTGGGCAACGATGTATCCGCCGGCACCGGCGCCTCGAACTCCTGTAGCGCTGGGTGGGACAACACGACGCACGAGAAGGTTCTGGAATACGTCGATCCATACATTCGCCCCGAGGAGTACGCCCGGCAGGCTGTCGCGCTCGGGCGATGGCTTGGCGGTGCGTTCATGCTGTGGGAATCCGGTGGACCGGGGCGGCAGTTCGGTTCCAGGGTTACGGAACTTGGCTACACGAATATCTACTATCGTCGTCTGACGGAAAAGATTTCCAAGAAAGTAACAGACATCCCAGGTTACGCTACAACCCGTGAATCGAAGCTCGCGCTGGTCGGGGCCTACCGCGCCCAGATCGAAAATGGCGTGGCCGTGAATCGTTCGCGGGAGGCATTGGAGGAGTGCTTGGAATACATTTTCCTGCCGGATGGCAGCGTAGCGCACAGTCGCTCGACAAGCAAGACCGATCCTTCGGGTGCGCGATCCAATCACGGCGATAGAGTGATAGCAGACGCATTGGCCTGCCTGGGGATTGCGGAGCGGGCGCGGCGCCCGGTGCGCGACAGGCCAGAGGTTCCATACGGCTCGCTGGCATGGCGTAACCAGGCGCGGGATGCGGCGAAGCGAGACAGTGAACGTGACGGTTGGTAAACACTAATACACCAGGAGTGGCAACGTGGCGCATCCCTTGAATGACACGCAATTCGAGCAACTTATCACCGCAATTAACTGGTCGCAGCGGCAGCTTGAGTATCCGAGGCGCAAGCGCGTCGAGGCCGTGCGTCAGTTTGTCGGTTATCACTATTTTGAGAATGGCGCTGTAAAGCGTGTGCCGGTTCCCTTTCTCGCGCTAGCTGTACAGATTTACGTGCGGCAGCTTGCGGCGCGTGCGCCTCGGGCGCTCATTACTACTGCTCGGCAGGACTTGTGGCACGTTGCTGCGAATCTGGAACTTGCGATCAATCAGGTTCCCCCGGAAATTGGCCTCACGCAGACCCTCCGCAAGCTCGTTACCGAGGCGCTGTTTTCGTTTGGGATTGTGAAGTGCGGCCTTCATACCGTAGGGCAAATACTGGGGCACGAGTACGGTGAGTCCTTCGTTGATCTAGTGACGATTGACGATTATTTCTGCGATATGAGCGCTAAGTCGTTTAGGGAGATCGACTACGAAGGGAATGACTACTGGCTCGATTACGAGGAGGTCATGGACTCGAAGTGGCCCGACAAGAGTGCGAGGCCATTCTTAAAGGCTGACGACTACACGATAGTCGGCCCGTCCGGCGCAGAGCGAGCCGAGGGGGTGTCCGTCAACGAGACTGCCGAGCAGTACAAGAAGAAGATACACCTGCGCGATGTTTGGCTGCCTGCCGACAATATCGTGGTCACGTATGGTGTCACGAGCCAGAAGCGAATCAAGGTAACCGAGCGCGATGCACCGCATGGCCCGTACTACAAGCTGGGCTTTACTGACGTTCCAGGCAATCTCTTGCCTTTGCCCCCGGTGTCGCTATGGCGCGATCTGCACGAACTCTCTAACTCCTTGTATCGCAAGCTTGGCAATGAGGCCGATTCCTTCAAGCGAGTTCTGGGATTCCCCGGGGGTAACAATGACGAGGCTGAGAACTTCAAGAAAGCGCATGACGGGGACGGCATTACGTACACAGGTCAAGAACCAAAGACACTAGAGGCAGGCGGCGTGGATGCCAGGACGCTCGCCTTCTATTTGCAGACCCGTGACCTGCAATCGTACTTCGCGGGCAACGTGGACACCCTCGGCGGGCTTTCGCCACAAACCGAGACAGTGGGCCAAGATCGCTTGTTGAGCGAAGCGGCTGGTGCGCAATTACGCGATATGGCCGATACCACAGTTGGCGTGGTGAAAGAAATCTTCCAGGCTCTTGCGTACTACGAGTGGAGCGATCCAATCAAGCGCCGGATGCTAGAGAAGCCCATTCCTGGCACTGACTTGTCGATCACGTCTGAGTTCGGCCCCGAGCACAAGCAGGGACGCTTCGACGAGTACGACTTGAACATCGACGTTTACTCCATGCAAGATGACTCGCCGAACTTGAAGCTGCAAAAGCTCGGGCTGGTCATGCAGACTTACGTGCTACCGCTCGCGCCTCTGATTCAACAGGAAGGCGGCTCGATTGACGTTCAGAAAATCATGCAACTGGTCGCCAAGTATTCTGATCTTCCTGAACTTAGTCAGATCGTCACCTTCATGGAGCCCGCAGGGTCGCAAGGCCAGGGTGAGGGACCATCGGCGCCAGCGCAAACCGAGCGCCGCTATGTGCGCGAAGGGCGGCCTGGCATGACTCGTGAAGGCGCCTCTCGGGAGTTGCAGAGTCGCCTCCTGTCGGGGGAGTTTGAGAGCTAAGGTCGGCTCTTAACCTGCGGTCGCGTTCCTGGGAAGGGTCCTGGACTAAACTAGAGGGATACTATGCCCACGTACTGCTTTCGGACGGATGATGGGGAAATCGTCGAGCGGCCATTCCGAATGGGGGAGTCGCCGCGGCGTATCCGGCTCGATGATGGCCGCGTTGCCACTCGTGACATTCAGGCCGAGCATCTACCTCGGCGCGCGGGTGGTGGTTGGCCGATTGTGTGTTACGCATCGGGAGTACACCCCGATCAGGCGCAGGATTTAAGGGATCATTTTCGTAAACATGGCCTCAATGTCACCGTGACCGACGGTGGCGATCCTGTCTATGAAAATGCTCAGCAGCGCAAGAGAGCGTTGCGCTGCCGGGGGTTGCACGATAGAGCGGGGTACGACTGATGCCGGCTGGAACTCGTGTTAGCGATTGCGTGAAGAAGCTAACGCCGAAGTACGGCAAAGTTCGCGCAATTAAAATCTGCCAGAAGTCCACCGGCCAGTCGTACCAGACTGGCAAGCCGCCGAAGAAGAAGTAGTCCGTTTACACGCACAGGAGAGAGCTAATGTCCTTTGATCGTGAGTCGTTTGAGAAAGAAGTGGACGCGGCCATTGAGGAAGTAGCCGCCGAGACACAAGAGACGCAAGGGGCAGAAGGGGCAGAAGGGGCCAAGGAGACGGAGGAGACGAAGGGGGCCGAAAACACTGCCGAGACACAAGAGACCAGTGGAGTTTCTGAGACTGATACCAGCGAGACCAGCGATACCAGCGAGACCAGCGATACCAGCGAGACCAGCGATACCAGCGAGACCAGCGAGATCGAGACGGTCACGATCAGCGATGACGCGCTGACTGAGGCTGTCCGCGCTGGTATCCCGCTTGAGCAGGCTCGTCAGTTTTCCTCGGAGGCGGCCCTTCGTGGCGTGACGCAAGCAATCAATGAGGCGCTGGACTTCGGGCGCCAAGAGGACGGCGGGGAAGAGGAATCCAAAGAGGACGACCCATTCGCCACCTTCCCGGCGCTTGATCCTGATAGCGTTGATCCCGAAGTCGCCAAGATACTTGACGCAATAAAGGCGGTTGCGCAAAAGCAGCACGAGGAAATCAAGCAACTCCGTGGCGCACAGGAGGCTGCCACGAAGGCCAGCGGGGATGCCGCGGCGAAAGAGGTAGAAGCGCAGTTCGACAAGCAAGTTGAATCGCTTGGGGATGATTTCTCCGAAGTCCTTGGAGTTGGGTCGTATGCCAGCCTGGCTCCTGGAAGTTCGCAGTTGGCGAATCGTGATAAGATCGCGCAGCAAATGGCTGTAATGTTGGCTGGCTATCAGGCAATGGGCCAAGAGCCGCCTGCTTTCGAGCAGGTCTTTGATACCGCGGCGAAGGTTGTGTTGCACGACCAGTTTGCTTCGTTGCGTGAGCGGCAGTTGTCCAAGAAGCTCGCCGATCGTGCCGGTACGCACGTCAGTCGTGCCAGTGGAAAGAACCAGAAGAGTACCAAAGACCCGTTCGATGAAGCGGCTGCTGCCTTGGATTCCAAGTATTTCGGGAAGTAGTAGCGGTCATTCGGTCAGGACGGGCGCAACAAGAGGATACGCAACATGGCAGGAATCCCGTTTTCTGACATTGACGATGCTGTTCTACTGACGCAGGAAAACCTCGTCAAGAAGGGCGCATTTCTCGATCTCCAAACCGACCTGACCGATCATGTCGCTGTGCGCGAGATGTGGAAGGACCGCAAGAAGGTTTTTTCCGGTGGTCATCCGTGGGAGTTTGAGGCGCAGATCGACCACAATCATTCCGCGCGTACCGTGGGGATGTTCGAGACGGACGGTTCGGCGCTCACGGATACGATGATCCAGATGACCGTTCAGCCGCGCCACGTCAACGCGCACTACATCTACGATCAGCGCGAGCCTTCGTTCCAGCGTGGTGGCGCTGCAATCGTTGACCTGGTGAAGACCCGGTACGTGGGCATGATGGTTTCGCTGTACGAGCTTCTTGAGGGCATCTTGTGGAACAAGCCCGACGATGACTCGGATGAGAAGACGCCTTATGGCCTGAAATACTGGGTGACGCGCAATGCCGCCGAGGGTTTCAATGGTGGCGATCCCGATGGCTTTGCTAGTGGTCGCGCCGGCAAGAAGACCGCCGACTATCCGCGATGGGCTAACTGGACTGCCCAGTATGCCGAGATCACCAAGGAGGATTTGGTACGCAAGATGCGGCGCGCGCATCGCAAGACCAAGTTTCGCTCTCCGGTTTCCCACGCCCAGCCCGAGCTTGGCAAGATGCGTAATGGCATCTACACCAATGATTCGGTCCTTGGGATCATGGAGGAGATTCTTGAAGCGCAGAACATGAATCTCGGGAATGATCTTGCCAGCAAGGATGGCAAGACCCTGTTCAAGTCCACGCCGGTTCTGTATGCGCCTTACCTCGATGACGACGCGCAGAATCCGATCTACATGCTGGATTGGAAGTGGCTCGCCATCGGCGTCCTGGCTGGCTGGGAGAACAACCTGACCAAGCCGTACATGGTGCCCAACAAGCACCTGGTTCGGCGGGTCGATCTTGACGCCACGCTACAGATGGTCTGCACGAATCTTCGGAGGCAGGCCGTTATCGCCACTGCGTAAGCGCGGCGCTGACATACGAATCGGTCACTTTCACAAACGAGGATAGACATGAACTTTTCGATTGACGGTCACTTGAAGCAGGCCCCGGTGCGTGTCGCGTGGGTCTGGTTTGAGGGCGCAACGGCCCTAAGCGAGGGCCAGGGCGTGTGCTACAATTACGACTACGGCACGGACTCTGTTGCGGATGGTCGTCGTGGCACTCGTGTCGAGCTTCCGTCCACGACCAATGCGCGGTACTTTGCCGGCGTGGCTGCGCGCGATTACTCGGCGGTGTCCACTGGGCAGATGATTGAGATTTATCTACCCGGCTCGATCTGTAACGTGCTGGCGAAGGCGAACTGCGACTTCGACGCCGGCCTCATTACCTGCGAGGCGGGCGGCACCTACGCCGGCTACTTCCGCTACGCGGGCTTCGAGGGCGAAGGCTCGGCCGTTCCGCTGCAAGACGTGGACCGCTCTGGGACGGCCGGCAAGGTGCTCGCCAAGCTCCAAGAGGGCTTGCCGAGCGGCCTGGTCGAGAACGTCACGGTTGTGGACGATGACGCCATTACGCCGATGGTCGGCGGCGTGACGTACCTCACCGGCGCTGACATTACCACCGGCCATTGCACGGCAGCGCTTGCTGACGCGGTGTACGAGGGACTTCGCAAGAAGTTCTATGTTCTCACTGAGATCGGGACGAACGATTTGGTTGTCACGCCAGACACGGCCGGCATCCAGTTGGATGGCTCATCCGCATTGGCGTCGTTTTCTCTCGATTCCGCGGACGAGGAAATCACCCTAGAGTCGTGTAGCGGCATTTGGGTGACTCGCGGATTGACTGGCGCGACCGAGGCGTAATTAACGCCCGGCCCGGGTCTAGCCGCCGGTAGGGTGCCTCGCGCTCTCTCCCCTACCGGCGGCACACTCTTTCCTGAAAGCTCAGCGCTATGGCCGAGTCGAGCCTATCCATTGGGGTTGCTGATCTCCGGGAGGAGGTCGGTTTTTTCCTCGGATACGGCAGTGCGTCCGGAAGCTGGTCGGCCGCGCAGCTTGCGGAGATCAACAAAGTCGTCAAGAGTGGGGTGCGTCGCGTCTACTATCCGCCGGCCGTGTCGCCGGAGACGACTGGCTATGAGTGGTCGTTCCTCCGTCCGTGGACGACCCTTGCGCTCGTGGCCGACGATTACGACTATGATCTCCCCGACGACTTCGGGCGGCTACTGGGGCAATTCCACTATGATAAGGAAATCTACCTTCACTCCATAGCGGAAATCTCCACTGCGCAACTCTTGGAATTGCGCGCTAACTCTTACGTAAGTGGCGATCCTGAGTTTTGTTCAGTGCGCTACAAAAGCTCCGATGGCTCCGAGGGGCAGCGCCACGAGGTACTGTTCTTCCCGGTCCCGAGCACTGACCGCACGCTGCACTATCAATACGAGGCATATCAGGGTGAATTGACGGATGATTACCCTTATCCCCTCGGCGGGATGCAGCTTGCGGAATTGTATATCGAAAGTTGCCTGGCCGTCGCCGAACAGCGGCCAGATGATGCGCCTGGATTGCATAGCCAGATGTTCGAGCGCCTGCTGATTGATGCCGTGATGCGCGATCGGAAACGTGGTGGTGCCTATTTCGGCCAGATGGGCGATGCCTACGTGACCGAGGATGCAACGTGGCGCCGGGGGCAGAAACTCCGTGACGGCACGTATGAGATTACTTACGGCGGGGGCTATTTGTAATGCCGAAGCAAGCAGAGGCCGAGCGCCTAGCTGAGCGGCGGCGCGTCGATGAGTACATGCGGCGGAAACAGGCTGGTCGTGCGACCTACGCCAAGAAGACGGCGCCGCCGCCCAAGAAGCCTACGCATAGTGACGTTGCGAGAAAACGCCGTGAAGCGATTGTTAAGAAAACCGCGCCCTCGGGTTTCCGGGCTTTGCTCGCGGCCTTGGGGATGGACATAGAGGAGTAACCATGTCTGCTAGTGCTTTTACGCATACCGGGGATTCCTCGTCGGAGCAAGTGCTTGCTGCTGACGAGCACCGTGATTTCGTCACGTTGCAACTCCAGAACGCCAATGCTGCTTTTCTGGCGTTCGGCGAAGCGGCAGCAAATAACACGGGAATCAAGCTCTTCAATGCGCAGGATTCTGTTCGTGTCAAGGGTGCCAAGGCTCGCGGCGTGATTAACGCCTTCTCGGCTGGCGCAGCGGTAATCGGGATCGAGACAACCGAGGATGTTGAGTATCGCCCCGGCCCGGATACTTACGGCAAGCAGTAGCGCTACTACACACTTTCGATTTCTACTTCCACCGGAGACAAGAAATGCTGTCAAGAATTGCCTCGTTGCTGCGTATGTCGCCTGCTGCCCCGGAGAATCCGGGCTTGCTGTTTGCCCACGGGGACACGGTGCCCACGAATGGCACGTCCGGCTATTTGCCCGGCTGCATCTTTCAGCATATCGACGGCGGCGCCGGTGCTGTGCTGTACGTCAACGAGGGTACGTACTCTTCGTGCGACTTCAACCTACTGGAAAGCACGTCAGGTAACATGTCAGTGGATGGCAATCTAACTGTCAGTGGCGCTTCTGGGGTTGAGGTTGATAACGCCACGCCCACCAAGGTCTTGAAAGGCGGTAGCTACTCTTCGATGCTTACGCATCAGGGGAGCACGCTGGTGGATATTGCTGCTGAAGGCGCCAGCGATGATTGGTACATCGCATACGCGGCCTACATTCGAGCCACGGCCGAAGACGCCAAGCCGTTTGGCTACACCGTGACGATGGAGACCACTGACACGACTGGCATCGATCGGATGCAGGCGGGCCAGTTTATCTCCCTCCTCGGCACTTCTGGAGGTTCGGAGTCCGCGAATCTAAAGACTCGCGGCGGCGACCCGACCGCTGGTATGTTCGCAACGTGGCATAAGGTTGGTGGTAACGCCAATGCGAGCGCTGCTGCGGGCTCGCTGATTGCCGCTGCGTGGATTGACAACCAGTGCTCATTCACTCCGGGTGGTGAGGAGTACGGCATTTTCGCCACGACTGGCGGTAGCGTGCCCGATGCCTTTATTGGCTTCGAGACTAGTTCATCTGGTTACGCTCAGCTTTTCTATTTCGACGAGACGTTCGATAGCGGCGCTGGTACGTGCGTCGAGACTTCCGCCGTGCCTGCTACCCAGGATGCGCGGATCAAGGTTTGGTACGACGGCAAGCAGTATTACCTGCCGCTTTACTCCGAATAGGAAGACGCCGTGGCGAAGAAGCGCCAAATAGCCATTCAATTCCCGCTCGCGGGATTGAATCGGCAGGCGGCGTACAGGCAGCAACGGCCATTCTCAAGCCAGGATTTGCTCAATGTGCGCCCCGAGTCCACTGCGGAGGGCCGCGAGCGTGGAGGGTCTAGGCCCGGCTTGGTGGAGTCTCACCGCGATGATCTTGGCGATGAAGTACGTCTCCTTGCGCCAATGACTTTGGCGCTCGGGGATAACTTCACAGCTTGGTCCGACACTTTCTCCGGCTCCTCTATGGCCGAAGCGTGGACTCAGGCTTCTTGGTCTGACGATGTACCGTCCATTCTTCCGTCAGCACTAGCTAGCATCGACGATAGTGTCAGCGATGCCGCGGTGGTACTCGACGCGCTAAACATTGACACGACCGAGAACTACGTCGTGGAAATGTTCTTGGTGCCGTGGGATGGTGCCTGGCATGGCACATACCGGCTCTATCTGCGCCTCGATGACACCACGCCAGATATTACCACAGATGGCGTGCTGATCGAGTTGACTATGACGGGCACGGATGGCGCGTATAGCGCATCGTTGCTGTCATACGATGGCGCAGTCGAGACAGAAGTTGACACAGCGGATGACACGCTCGGTTCGGCTAAGCCAGGCTGGCTTAGCGTAACTGTTAGCGGTGATGACGTTACGGTGTACTGGGGCGGCAGTGCAATCCTGTCAGGCACGGTGGATGCGCATACGGGCACCCGTGTAGGATTCGGGTTGGAGTGCTCCGTAGATGGTGGCTTGTGCCTTGCCAATGTCTTTCGGGTCCAATACTATTCGGCCAGCGAAATCTCCGGTTCCCGGTCAATGTTGGTTGCATCCGCGGACGGCAACTTGTACCGGGAGACGTACTATGGCCGCATGGAGGCCGTCACTACGGACCTGTCGCTCAGTAGTGACCATGCGCTCTCGGCGGCTCAGAGCGGGCAGCAACTCTACATCGCAGACTACGGCGCCGCCAAGGCCACTGGCACGGATGGTGTTGTCTCTGGGGCGGAGTTAGACTCCGCAACGTATGACGATTGGACTGCATTAGGGATCAGCGCTCACGATGATGTAGTAGTCATCTCGAATGTAACTGGCGACACCGTAGCTGGTACTTACGCAATTGACTCTATTGCTGCCGGGGCCATTACCTTGACGGCCGCGCCCGGCGACGGAACATGCTCATTCCGCATCGAGCGCGGGCCAAAGGTGTACGACCCTTCGGCAGGTACGCTCTCGCCCTGGACGGCCACTGCTGGGCAAGTCCCCACTGGATGTCCGCTGATTGCGAGGCACCTTGATAGGCTCTTCGTAGGTGGTGCGGACATTGCTCCGCATGTTTGGTATGCCTCGCGGCAAGGCACGGAGACGGATTTTGATTACGCGCAGACGGATTCGCAGCGCGCCGTTGCCGGGACCGCCAGTGAGGCTGGGGTGCCCGGCGAGCCGTTGACGGCTCTGGTGCCGCATAGCGATGATTATCTTATCATGGCTTGCCACAACTCCCTGTGGATATTGCGCGGCGATCCGGCTTACGGCGGGTCGCTAGATGCCGTCAGCCGCACGGTCGGAATGATTGGAAAAGACGCCTGGTGCTTGGGGCCATCGGGCGAGTTGATCTTCTTGTCGCTAGATGGACTCTATATCCTGCCGGCTGGCGGTAGCTCGTTCCCGATCTCGATTTCTCGCGAGATTTTGCCGCGAGAGTTCTTGAATCTCGATCCGAACGCCGTTACGGCATCCCTGGAATATGACACGCAAGGGCGCGGCGTGCATATTTTCCTGACGCCGGATTCGAGCAACGCGAGAATCCATTGGTGGTTAGACTGGGATACAAAGACATTCTGGCCGGTGTCGCTATCCGCCACGCACGAACCAACTGTCACTTGCGCTTATCAGGCCGTGGCAATAGAAGATAGCGCTGTGATTCTTGGGTGCCGCGACGGGATGCTGCGGCGATTCTCTGATCTGGCCGCTAATGATTGCGGTACGGCCTATTCGTCCTATGCTGTCTTGGGGCCAATCGCGCTGGCGCCAGATGCGTATGTTGGTCGTGTGGTGTCGATGGATGCTGTCATGGCTGAGGATTGCGGCCCTGTTACCTGGACGCTGCATCCGGCCTTGACATTCGAGGGGGCGCACGCTGCGGGTGCCTCGGATACCGGCTCCTGGGCCGAAGGACTGAACGCCACGGTTCGGCCGGCATGTCGTGGGCAAGCGTTCACGTTGAAATTAACCGGAGCGGATCATCGCTGGTGGGCGGTCGAACAGATCGTGGCAACGATTGAGGCCGTGGGCGTGAGGAGGATAGCGTAGTGCCTGCACGAATACCCAATACGCATAGTGAGACGGAAATCCGGCAAGCGTTTCAGCGCTTGGCGTTTCGCTCTAGTGCATTGGAGGATGAAGCGGTGGGCGCAGGTCAGGTGCTCGTTACGCAGGTGGACGGATTACCGCCGACATGGACGACGGCATTGACTGCGCTGACGTTGTTGACGGTGGACAACATTACAATCAACGGCGCGACAATCACAAGCGACACAGGCGCAATTTCATTTAGTAACGAGAACCTTTCAACAACCGGCATTATCTCTGGCGTTAATGTCACGAGCGGCGCCGATCCTGGGCATACGCACACGGCCTATATTCCGTATGCTGGCGCCACTGGCAATGTCGATCTAGGCGCGCACGATCTGACGACCACTGGCACTATCTCTGGCGTTAATGTCACGAGCGGTGCCGACCCTGGTCACACGCACGCAGCGGGTAGTATCACTGAGGCTGACCCGATTGTGGGCGCCATTACTGGCCTCGTGAAAGCAGACGGCGCGGGGAACATTTCGGCTGCGGTGGCAGGGATCGACTATCTGACGCCGGATGGTGACGGGAGCGCGCTTACGGACTTGACGTGGGGCCAGATTGGCGGCACTCCTACTACGCTTGCCGGCTATGGCATTAGTGACACGAAGGCCAATTTCGACGTAGCCTGTTCTGACGGTGCTTTTCAGTTTGTCGGCGATGCGCCCACTGCCCACACGATAGCTTCACACTCTGACACCACTGCCACTGGCGCTGAACTTGACACGCTAACGGATGGTAGTAACGCGGACTTGCTGCATGAGCACGCCTGGTCTGTTCTTACGGGCACTCCTACAACTCTCGCTGGGTATGGAATCACTGACGTGCAACCGCTCGACGCAGACCTAACGGCGATTGCGGCGCTGGCGGCAACTGGCGGCTGGGCCAAGCGCACGGCGGCTGATACCTGGGAGATCAGTACGCCTAGCGCAGCCGACGTGGGTGCTGATCCGGCGGGGACGGCTGCTACTGCTGTCTCCGATCACGAGACAACCTACGACCACGATCATTACGACACAGCCTACGGCTGGGGGGATCATAGCACCGAGGGTTACTTGACGGCCGAGACTGACCCCATTGTTGGCGCGATCAATGGCCTGGTGAAGGCAGATGGTGGTGGCAACATTTCCGCTGCGGCCGCGGATACTGACTATCTCACGCCAGGTACAGCAAGTTCGACTTATGTACCATACACAGGCGCAACGAGTAATGTTGACCTGGGTACAAAAACTTTCACGACGACTGGGCAGTGCGATCTAGGGGAGACGAGACTTGCCGCCGATTCGCGGAAGTTGTATTTCGGTGCTGGAAATGATGCCGCGATCTATTACGACGGATCGCACATGGTCTTCGACTCGCGGGTTGTCGGGGGTGGTGACTTCATGTTCCAAGGCGGTCACATTACGCTGCCGGCGAACTATAAGCAATTGCGCTGCGGGCCAGGCAACGAGTATAGCGTGTATTGGAGCGGCAATGATGCTGTTCATACGGTGACTTCTGGGGATATTGTGTTTCTTGGGGGTAATATCG